CGATTGCCGGTGAATACCAGACCGCATTTACCGGCTACCAAGCCGCCGCTGCTGCAAAGATGAAGCCGTTTGAAGAGGCCTCTTTAAAGTACGGGCAAGACTTGGCCGACTACACCGCCAATGTGGCGGCACCATACAAGTCGGCGCTTGAGGAGTACCAAAAGAACAGCGAAAAATACCTGACTGAAATGGGTGAAATTTCTTCTGGGGCAAGAGACAAGGAAGCAAAACTTCAGCAGTACACCTACAAGAAAGGTGGCCAAACAATTCAAGGCTACAGATTCACCGACCCATTTACTGGGTCTGCTATTGAATACAGCCAAGACTTGTTAAAAAATCCTAAGAAATACGGCTTTTCATCTGTTCTGACTCCAGTGGAAAGCGGCAAGCGTGGGACAAACATATACACATTCAGGCCGCTGCCGACATCCGCAGAACCGGTTACCCCGGACAAGCCTGCTGATTTTGCTGGTGTGCAGCCAGAAGCGCCAGACATTGGCGAGTTTGACGAAGGCGAGTTTGGCACCAAGCGTGCCGCAGCCGAAACCACATTTAAACGAGAAGTAGGTGAGCGCCGTGCCGCCAAGCTGGGGGCCGTATCTCGCAAGATGACCCGACCAATGTTAAGAGGAGCTGAATGATGCCTGGACACTATGACGATAAATCAAGCAAGATGAAAAACAAGGTCGCCAAGACCATGCGTGAGTACAAGGCTGGCAAGCTCAAGAGCTCCAGCGGCGACAAGGTCACCAACCCCAAGCAGGCAGTGGCCATTGCCATGTCGAAAGCTGAAAAGAAATGAAAGAAGTCTGGGACAAGCCCCGGCCAAAGGATCTTGGCAAGCCAAAAGAGATGTCTTCCGCTGAGAAGCGAATGGCCATGCGCCGCGCTGCCAAGGCAGGCCGACCCTACCCCAACCTGATCGACAACATGGCCGCATCGAAAGACAAAAAATGAAAGTCGAAATTGAAATTGAAAGCGAGATGGAAGACAAGGTGGAGCTGTCCAAGCTGCCGCCTGCCCTGCGCAAGAAAATTGAAAAATACATGTCGGCCAAGAAGCCAGAAAAGCCAATGAAGGGCATCAAGCAAATGATGCAGGAGGCCAAGCTGGAAGAGGACGAGGACGATTAATGGCTGGGCTGCGCGACCCAAAGGGTGGTCTTACCGAAGAGGGCAGACGCAAGTTTGAAGCCTCTGGCGAGAGCAAGAACTTGCAGCCTGGGGTCAAGGAAAAGAACCCCACCGGCCAGGCGCTGCGCCGCAAGGGATCTTTCTTGACACGGTTTTACACCAACCCGAGTGGGCCCATGGTGGGCGAGAACGGCAAGCCGACCCGGCTGGCGCTGGCGGCAAATGCATGGGGCGAGCCCGTGCCCCGCACCGCAGCATCCGCAGCGAGGCTGGCCGCGAAGGGTCGCAACTTGCTTGAGAAGTACGAATTGCAAAAGGATTGATATGGACTACGACAAGAGCGCTCCGGGCGGCATGCGCCTGACACCTGACCAGATTCTGAAGCGACAGGCTACGGCCCAAGCCAAGAAGGATGAGTTCCAGCAGCTCTATCAGGACGCATACGAGTTTGCCCTGCCCCAGCGCCAGCTCTATGGCGTGTGGGAGGGCGGCGCTACCGGCTCCAAGAAGATGCAGCGCGTGTTCGACTCGACTGCTATCAACTCTACCCAGCGCTTTGCCAACCGCTTGCAGTCTGTGGTGTTCCCGCCCCAGCGCAAGTGGGCCAAGCTGGAGGCTGGCTCAGACATCCCGCCAGAGCGCAGGCAGCAGGCCCAGGCCGTGCTTGAGGTCTACCAAGAAAAGATGTTCACCATGCTGAACCAATCCAACTTTGACATCGCTATGGGCGAGTTCTTGCTGGATCTGGCCGTGGGCACCGCCTGCATGATGGTGCAGCCGGGTGATGATGTGTCCCCGCTCAACTTCATTCCCGTGCCGCTGTTCTTGGTGAGCTACGAGGAGGGTGCCAATGGCCAGGTGGACAATGTCTATCGCCGCATGCGCATGAAGGGTGAGTCTATTCAGCGCCAGTGGCCAGATGCCAAGATCCAAGATGACTTGGCCCGGCGTATTGAGCAAAAGCCAACCGATGACATCGAGTTGCTTGAGGCCACCATCTATGACTACAAGCGTGGCGACTATTGCTACCATGTGATCGACAAGGCCTCCAAGCAGGAGCTGGTCTATCGCCGCCGCAAGATGAGCCCGTGGGTGATCAGCCGGTACATGAAGGTGGCCGGTGAGATCTACGGCCGTGGGCCGCTGATGACTGCCCTGCCAGACATCAAGACGCTGAACAAGGTCAAGGAGCTGCTGCTCAAGAACGCATCATTGGCCGTGGCCGGTGTATATACAGCAGCGGATGACGGAGTGCTCAACCCCAACACGGTCAAGATCGTGCCGGGTGCCATCATTCCGGTGGCCAGGAATGGCGGCACGCAAGGCCCAGCCCTGCTCGCCCTGCCCCGCTCTGGCGACTTCAACATCAGCCAGTTGGTGATCAACGATCTGTCAGGCAGCATCAAGCGCATCCTGCTGGATGAGTCGCTGCCGCCCGACAACATGAGCGCCCGGTCGGCCACCGAGATCGTGGAGCGCATGAAAGAGCTGGCCCAGAACCTTGGCTCTGCCTTTGGCCGACTGATCAACGAGACCATGATTCCGGTCACCGCCAAGATCCTTGAGGTCATGGACGAGCGCGGCCTGATTGACATGCCCTTGCGCGTCAACGGGCTGGAGGTCAAGGTCACGCCTGTCGCCCCGCTGGCCATGGCCCAGAACATGGAAGAGGTCAATTCCATCATGCAGTACATGCAGATCGCCCAGAGCTTGGGCACCGATGGCCAGCTTGTGATCAAGACCGATGTGCTGGTGGACTACCTGGCCGACAAGCTGGGCGTGCCTGCCTCTGTTCGCAACACCGCCGCCGAGCGTGCCGTGCTCATGGAAGAGATGCGCAACCAGCAGCAGCAGCAAGCCATTGGCCAAGCCATGGCCATGCAAGCCCAGGCCGGTGGCGGCATGCAAGCTCTGCCAGCCCCTGAAGGGGCAATGTAATGTCTTGGGATGAGTTGGATGCCATTGGCCAGCCCAGCGACATACGCGAGGTTGACCAAAAGCGCGAGGATCTGGTCAAGCTGACTCTGCGGGTGTTCGGGTCAGAGGATGGCCAGAAGCTGCTTGAGTGGCTCAAAGACATGTATGTGAATGTGCCCATCGCCGTACCGGGCACAGATTCCTCGCACGCCTACTTTGCCGAAGGGCAGAGGTCGGTGGTGAGGGACATTGAGGTACGGATTAACACAGCAAGGAAACTATGAGCGACACAGCAACCGTTGAGCCCGGTGCAACCGGCCTACTTGACAATGTGCAAGTGAATGACGAAACCCAGCCAGAGAACCCGCAAAACACCGAAATCAGCCACAAGGCTGCGGATCCCAGCGCTCCAGAGCCCGAGGATCCACTAGAGCGGCCAGACTTCTGGCCCGAGAACTTCTGGAAGAAGGACTCTAACGAGCCCGACCTAGAAGGCATTGCAAAGAGCTGGTCAGATCTGCGCAAGCAAATCAGCCAGGGCAAGCACAAAGCGCCCACAGACGGCAAATACGACCTCAAGGCCTTTGGCGAAGAGGCAGACACCAACCCCATCGCCACGACCCTGTCTGGCTGGGCCAAGGAGAACGGCCTGTCACAAGCCGCCTTTGATGACTTGGTCGGCAACTTGCAGACCCAAGCCAAAGAGCTGATGTCTGGCGACATGGTTGACCCTGCCGCCGAGATGAAACAGCTTGGACCCAAGGGCGGCGCTATCGTCAACGGCATGGTGGATTGGGCTCGCGGCCTGGTCAATAAGGGTGTCTGGTCCAAGGATGACTTTGAGGAGTTCAAGATCATGGGCGGCACCGCCCGTGGCATCACGGCCCTGATGAAGGTGCGTGAGGCCTACGAAGGCCGGGTGCCAATTGAGTCTGCCCAGCTTGAGGGTGCCCCCAGCCAAGAGGAACTGTACGCCATGGTTGGGGATCCACGCTACAAGACAGATGCTGCGTATCGGCAAAAAGTTGAACGGATGTTCGGCCAGTACGCCAAATAAATCGGGGCACTCCTCCCCGTCTGCCGCAAGGCAGTTGCCTTGACCCAGCTCCGGCTGGGTCTTTTTTGTACAACAGTCAATAGCCCCTGTTGCATTGTTGCAAAAAAGTCATACAATCTCGCCAAGGCCCACCGAGCAATCGACCCTTACCGCTGCGGATGCAGACGATTGGCTGGCGCAACCAGCAAGCACAGACCCGGATTACCGGCCCACCAGCGCGACAAACCCTGATCAACAACCAAATGAGGTATCAAAATGAGCGTTTCTCTTTCAAACGCCTTTGTGACACTATTTGACGCAGAGGTTAAGCAGGCATACCAAGGCAAAGCAATGCTGGTAGCTGCTGTTCGTCAGCGCCGAGGTGTCGAAGGCTCCACTGTCAAGTTCCCTAAAGTCGGTCGCGGCGTAGCTACTGCTCGCGTCACCCAGACCGATGTCACCCCAATGAATGTTGGGTTCTCCACTGTCACTTGCACATTGTCTGACTTCAATGCAGCCGAATACAGCGATGTGTTTAGCCAGCAAAAAGTTAACTTTGACGAGCGCTCTGAGCTTGTGCAAGTTGTCGGTAACGCAATCGGTCGCCGCCAGGATCAACTGATCCTTGATGCGCTTAATGCTGCATCAAGCACTGGCACCGTGGCAAATTCAATTGGTGGT